TCGAGCAGGCCACCGCAGAACGCATTGCCGCCATTGCCGCCTTGCAAAAGGCCATCGAAGAGGAGCCACGCGGGTTGTTCTTCTGATGAATCCGCGTGGCGGTGCCTTGTCATGAAATTACTCGGTGTAGACCCCGGAATTCACGGCGGCCTCGCAATCGTCAGTATCAACGACGGCGCCGCGCCGCAGCTTGTCGACGCGATTGACATTCCGGTCACTGGTGTCGGTGCGAAGGAACGTGTCGATGTTCTCACCATCCGCACCTGGATCATAGCGCATGCGCCGCAACACGCGCTCATTGAAAGGGCGCAGGCCATGCCGAAGCAAGGGGCGAGCAGTGGCTTCAAATACGGCCGCGCCACGGGGGCGCTCGAAGCAGTGCTCGCCTGCTGTGAAATCCCGATGACCGTCATCGAGCCGACGGCGTGGAAGAAGTTTCATCAGCTGCGCGGCAGTGACAAAGAGGCCGGACGACAACGCGCCCTTCAGTTGTTCCCCGCGGCGCACGCCTTGCTCGCCCGGAAGAAGGATCACGGTCGCGGTGAGGCCGCTCTTATTGCGCTGATGGGGACTGCACGATGAAAAAGCCCGATGCTAGCAAGCAACATAAGCCTGGCAGCCCGTTTGGCTATCAAGAGGCTATCGAGTACGGCGATGGTCCGTACCGCTGGAATTGCGAACTTACATTCGACAGCATGGAGGACGCACCTGCGGATCTTCCGATTCACTTTTGCACTCCTCAGTGCGAGCGAGAGTGGGTTACGCGTCAACCATTACAAAATTTCCTCGACAAGCGCAGGATGCAACGGGAGCGCGGAAAATGAGTGCTCCGTTTCCTCGCAGACTCACTGCCAAACTTGGCAAGCCGCTCGGCAAGGTCGTGGAGCCTGCTAGCGCACGCGGGTCCGACGAGGAGATCCTTGAACGGATCGAACGCCAGCTGGAGGAGCGCCAGCAGGAATATGAGGCAGAAGGATTCATCTGCGGTTGTGAGACGCCGGCGAACGATCTCGTTGAACTACAACCGGTCAAGTAATGATACCACGCAAGGAGAAATTAGATGTTACAAGTCATCCGCACTACCGCGAAATTGCCGCCAATCATCGTCGTTCACGGCCAGCCCGGCATTGGCAAGACGACATTCGCGCGGAATTTTCCACGGCCGGTCTTTATTCAGACTGAAGATGGCTGCCCGAGCGGGCTTGAGATTGAGACTTTCGGCCTATGCGAAAATTTTGCCAGCGTTATCGAGGCCATCAAACATCTCGGCAAAGAAAACCACGAATATCAAGCCGCCGTCTTCGACAGTCTCGACAAGTTCGAACCGCTAGTCCTCGCGGCAACATGCGCCGATCATGGATACACCTCGATCGAAAGTCCCGGCTATGGCAAAGGCTATGTCGAGGCGGATCACTTCTGGTTCGACTTTCTGCGCGGCTGCGAGTGGCTGCGTCGTAGTCGCAACATGATCATCGTCCTGATCGCACATTCCGAGATCGCAACCGTCAATGATCCGCGTGTCGCGTCCTATACAAGTTATCAGCTGCGTTTGCACAAGCGTGCCCGCGCGCTGGTTGAGGACAGCGCCGATCTGATCGGCTTTCTCGCCACCGATGTGATCGTCAAGAGTGAGCAGGGCGGCTTTGGCAGAACGCGATCACGCGCCGATGGCGGCTCGACGCGCTGGCTGCATTGTGAGGGTCGGCCGGCATTCGTCGCCAAAAATCGATACGGGATGCCCGAGCGTATCAGGATCCCACAAACCTTCGATTTTATGCCCACGCTGGGCAAGTTCTTCCCGCAGCCGCAGGCGGGCGTAACCACTGCTGCGGCACCGGAAACAATGGAGACAGATCATGTCTGAATTTGACGAGCTACCGGAAATCTTCGATCCCTCGACGCATGAGGGCACTGCGGATCTTGTGCCGATCCCGGCTAGTTGGCAGTTGGCGCAGATAGTCGAAAACAGCATCGAGCATGCCAAGAATGGGAATGGCACCTATCTGCTCGCAGTGTTCGAAATTCTAAGCAGCGAACACAAGGGCCGCCGGGTTTACCAGAATGTCACGCTACAGAATGTCAATCAGCAGGCGGTCGAGATCGGACAGCGGTTACTGAAGGATATTTACGACAGCGTCGGGGTTACGGGGCCGACGCGCGATATCCAGGTGATGCTGTTCAAGCCGGTGATGGCGCGCATTGGCATTAAAGTGGACAAGGACGGCATTTATCCAGATCGTAATTGCGTCACGCAGGTAAGGCCGCCGGATTATCAGCCGAAGCGGGTACGCAATGTTTCGGTTGCGACAGTGGCCGCACCTGCACCCGCGCCATCTCCTACGCCATCTTCTACGCCATCTTCTACGCCGAAGCCGGCAGCGGCGCGGGGTGATGCGCCGTGGCGGAGCTAATAATTTGCTGACGGTCGCCGACAGGGGCGGCGGCCGTCTCCTTTATGAAGGATTTGCCCCATGTTGTTGCTGCGCCGCTATCAAGAAGAAGCGCTGCATGAGCTGTTCGTTTTTTGGCGCAACGGCGGCGGCAATCCGCTTATCGAAATGGCGACCGGTCTAGGAAAGTCGGTGGTCATCGCGTTTCTGGTCAAGCAATTACTGATTGATCATCCAGAAATGCGGGTGCTGATCACCGCGCCCAATCGCGAGCTGATTGATCAGGATATTAAAGAGCTCCTGCTGATCTGGCCCGACGCGCCGATCGGCATCAACTGCGACGGGCTGGGTGAGCGCAATACCGACGCACGGATCCTATTCGCCCTCGTCAACTCGATCTATCGCCGGCCAAAAGATATTGGCCCGCGCGATCTCATCATCATCGACGAGGCGCATTTCATTCCCCATCACGAGCAGGGCATGTATCGCACGACCATCGAGGCGCTACGCGAGCTCGTGCCCGACCTGCGTGTCTTCGGATTGACCGCGACGCCTTATCGCCTCGACAGCGGTCATCTGTGCAAGGGCGAGAGCCGCATCTTCGATAGCATCGTCTACGAATACGGCATCGCGCAGGGTATTCGCGACGACTGGTTATCGCCGTTATCGTCGAAAGCGACCGACGCGACCATCGATGTTTCCGGCGTCGGTAAGCGCGGTGGCGAATTCATCGCCGACCAGCTCGAGGCCGTAGCCATCAAGGACGGCGTGGTCGAGCGCGCCTGCGACGAAATTGCCGGCTACCTCGGACAGCGTCGCGCCTGGCTTGTCTACTGCGTCGGCGTCACCCACGCCACCATGGTGCGCGATGCGTTGCGCGCTCGCGGTGTCGACTGCGAGATGGTCCTGGGCGAGACACCGAGCGATGAGCGTGACCGCATTATCGAGGACTTTCGTGCCGGGCGATTAACCGCGCTGGTCTCGGTCATGGTGCTCTCCTACGGCTTCAATGTTCCGCACATCGATTTGATTGCAATGCTACGCCCGACGTTATCGACTGGCCTCTACGTGCAGCAGGTCGGCCGCGGTACCCGCAAAGCAGACGGCAAAGATGATTGCCTCGTGCTGGACTTCGCCGGCAATGTCCGACGCTTCGGTCCGGTCGACGACGTTCGCATCAAGAGCAAAAACAATGGCAGAGACGGCGAGGCGCCGACCAAGGTATGCCCGTCATGCCGGGAAATTGTCATGCTGGGCGTCAGTGAGTGCCCGCATTGCGGCTTCACGTTCCCACGACGGGAGGTGACACACGAAGCGCGCGCCGACACCGTCGAAATTCTCAGTAGCCAACGCAAGCAATCCGACTGGCTCGAAGTCGATGATGTCACGTGTTTCTATCATCATAAGGATACGCCGTCCCTGCGCGTGAGTTACCAGTGCGGCATTGAAACCTTCAACAAATGGATTTGCCTCCAGCATGTGGGGTGGGCACGCGCTCTCGCCGAGAAGTGGTGGCGGCAGATGTCGGGTGGTGAACGACCACCTGACAGCGTCAATGAAGCCTTGGCACGGCAGGATGAGCTGCTGCCGGTGACGCATATCCAGGTCGCACCCTCGGGCAAGTATTGGGAGATTGTCGCTTATCGCATCGAGCTTGACGACGGCACTACGCTCGAGCTCGACCGCAACATGAACCGCATGAACGTGCCGCCGCCGCCTCCACCACCAATCAATGACGAGATCCGATCCTGATCATGAAGTCCGAAGACATCCCACTCAACAAGATCGAAGAATTGCTCGGCTTCGATGTTGAGCTCATTGGCCTTCAGCATTGCGTTTACGAGTTCGTCGAGATCGAGAATCGCGGGCAGCCGTGGGTATGTCCGTTCCAGCCGGGTTGCGGTGCCAAGCATGTGAATGACTGTGCGCTGGCGAAACAATACGCACAAATTCACCGGGCACCGCGGAGGGCACAATGAAGCCCGACGCCAGCAAGCAACACAAGCCTGGCGACGTCCTCCAGGAGCCCGACTACTACGGCCCACATTGCTGGAATTGCGAGCTTGAATTCAAAAGCCTGGAAGATGCACCTGCAGATCTCCCAATGCATTTTTGCAGTCCCTTGTGTGAGCGGGACTGGGTCACACGTCAACCGCTTCAGAACTTACTCGACAAGCGCAGGATGAAGCGGGAGCGCAGCAAATGGGCTTCTTGATGGGCGAGGCTCGCCGTAACGATGCGGTGCCATACTGCGATGCATTACGCGATTGTCCGCTACGCGACCAAGGTACCCACTGCATGTGCAGTCTGCCGACGACATGCGTGGTGGATCGGCTACGCACCGCAACCGCATCGGATGCGCAACGTCGTCTGGCTGTGCAATCGTAATCAATGTCACGCCTTGGTACGGAGGTTCTACGCCATGTCGGCCGAGCAGTTTGACGAGTACGAGCTGGGCGCAATGCTCGAGGCCGGCCGCAGCGCCGGCGGCTATCTCGATGAGATCGGCAAGACCGATCTCCAGCTGCTCAGCCGCGAGGAATGGCGCGAGTTCCTATTCCGAATGCTGACTGGATACGAGCAGACCTTGCGTCGAAAACTCACCAACGACGAGCCGCCATTCTAAGGAGGGCACCATGGGGCCATACAAGCAATGCGCCGAGTCGCTGATTGAGTGTGGCTATGCCACTATCCCGATTA